AATTGACAAACTCACCTCTTATCAGTTTTTAGTGGATGATAAATTAGTTCCAAGTCGTCCGATTGAAGTTGGAAAAATAAATGGTGGAGTTTCCATTTCAGCCCAGCCTCTCATGCAGACGGAACAAGCCCTCAACCAAGCCAAGGTCATCCCCCGTTCTTTTGTGGATTACAATCGGAACTTTGTGATCGGTCGCGCCTTTGCTCTGAATGATGGTGTCGCCAACATAAACAATAAATCTCTTCAACTCCAACTCTTATATAATCAATCAACCGCGGCTGGTGTTGATCAAGCGCCAAAACACAATAAGTTGATGATGGCCATGATGTATTATGTCAAAAGAATTTCTGTCAAAGGTGATTCTGTTGTTGTTCAGAATTAAATGTTTTTTCTATTAATTAATTTTTATTTTTATTTTTCATATTTATTTTATATTTGTTTAATATAAAATGAGCAAATATTTATCGTTAAACGCTAACAATATTCCTTCCACGGGAAAAGTAAGTTTCGCAAGGGGAAACCCGATTCTCACTCTGACCATTGGTCGCCAAGACGCTGTACTTGATTTAAGTTCTATTAGACTAAATGCTAAACTTGACATTTGGAGAGACGCGGCCGGAACTCTCCACCCAACCGCAACCGCTAACCAAGCGGGACGGGTTCGCGCTTCTCACAAACTTGGAGCGTTTGGAGTAATTGATCAGCTTGTTTTTCGCCACGCAGAAACTAAACAAGTAATTGAACACATTAGACACTATGGACGCTTTATGTCTTCTTATCTTCCCGTCATGGCGGGGATGCAAGATGTTGCGGGTCATCTTTCCCAGAACGCCCTTCTCATGCCCAATTACAAATCTTTCCGCGATAGTGTTATAAGAAACACGGGTTCTTCGGAAATGTCTATTCCACTCCCTTCGGGCTTGACCCTTGGCGGTCAAAAAATGCCTCTATCAAAAATTCCACTTGAAATTGAAATTCATCTAACTCCCGACAGTCAGTTCTTCTATTCTTCTGATGCGACTCTTACTGACATTCAGAATTGTTTCTATGAGTTAAGTGATATTTCAATCACATGTGAAGTTGAAGAAGGCGATGAATCTCCCGACAGTGGCGCTTTCACATTCAATTCCATCACTTCTTATTTCAACACATTAGAATCCACCAATTCCATAATCAATTATAATCTTGGACTTTCAAAGGTTCTCGCGGCCTTTGTGAATTTTGTTCCATCTTCATTTGTTAATAATTTAGCCCAAGATGGATTTTTGACTTACATGCCTTCCAAACTGATTTCTTCTGCTGATCCGAAGGTCGGAGGAGGACTTGCGAATCTGGACACAATTTCCTTTTTAAGAAATGGTGAGCGTTTCCCAGAAAATTTCCAAATTTCGTCTGTATATGATGCATCAACCAACACGACTCCCGTTGTAGATCCCCAAGTTATTAAGGGATTCTTATCATCTATTATTCCCGAAAAAGACCATCACCGCTCGTCTGCTGGCCCGGAAAATTCAAACAGAAATTATCTTGTTAGCGCGAATGATACGGTTGGTTATAGATTTATCCCCGACACTGGCGCGGTTTATGGTGTTGGTCAGTTATATGATATGTTAGATTCGGAAGGTGTTGATTTCCAGAATGCCCAGTTTTCTATTCAGATGACAAACGGTCTTGATGACGGAAACCCAGTCTCCGCCTATCTATTTATTAAGTCAAAGATGGTTGTCGCGTGGTCTTCAACCGCCGGTGTTCAGATAATTATGTAAATTTTTATCTATTAATTAATTTTATTTTTATTTTTATTTTGTTTAAATTTTATATTTCATTATTATAAATATAAATGGCTGATTCCGATGATAAAATGTCAAGTGTTTCTTCTGATAGAATTCCTAACCTTGTACAGATTGGAGCGATTCCAACTGAATATGGACAGACTTTAACTTCTGATGTGATAGACGCATCCACCTTCAACCAGAACCGCGTCAGATTTACATTATCTCGCGTTGCTGGTTTCTTACATTCAAAATCAAAGGTGACTCTTTCTGTTACCCCTCTAACAAATACGGGTTCTTATTACCCAGTAAATATTGGAATCTCACAGTTAATCCGTTCGGCGGAACTTTTAGTTGGAAATAAGACAATTTGTCATGTTGATGATTATTCAAGTTTCCACGCATATCAGTCTCTATTTATTACAAATGAAAATAACCGTGAAAGGGAACAGTTTCTTTCCCAGAGACTTGTCAATCATCAGCCCGTTTATGATAATCGGGCGACCGCGGCTGCTGATGAAACTCCAAACGGCGCTGATAGAGTTGGACTCGCTAATGGTCTGAATCCCGTGGTTGATGTTGGAAACGGAAATCAGACTTTTAAACTTCTTCCTTTTCAATTACATGATGGGTCAAGCGCCCAAGGAATTGCCGATGCACCAGTTTATTCAGTTTATCTATCTGATTTATTTCCCTTTCTTGAAACCAATCAGATCCCCGCTTTTATGATTGATGAAGAAATTCACATTGATTTAACTTTCCAAGACCAGACAACGGTTCTCGGTGGTTCTGTTCAATCGCGCAGAATGTTAGTCCCTAATGGCGCAACTGTGGATGTAGCCTATCAAGTTAATCAGAATGAGGTCAAACTTCTTTATGATTCAATAAGTTATGATGGAGAAATTATGAGAAAATATAGGGAACAGAATAAGAAACTTGTTTTCCAGTATGTTGATTATCGCCTCGCAAAGAGAACTGGTGACCAGACCGCCTTTTCCGATTTAACTTTCCAGATTGGCGGAAATGGTCGCCTTGTTTCCAAGGTCATTTTTGGTCTTCAAAATCATAATCATTATAAGGCGGAGGCTCTTATTGGTGGAGATGCTGGTGCAGTTGCTCCTCCCGCTGATAATGAATTAACTGTAAATATGAGATACAATGACCGATTTGAGTTTGCTGTTGATCGTTCCAACAAGGCTCTTCTTTTCACTACTACTCAACAGAGTGAAGGGAAAGTTCCATTTGTTACTCGCGATGAATATCAGAATCAGAATGTTGATGGGACAACACCGGCCACTCTTGAAGGGAACGCACAGTCTTCAAAAATTCATGGGACTCGTGGGAATTTCTCTTGGACGGCGCTTCGCCTTAACAAAGGAGAGCGTGTAAATAATAAGGGAATAGAGATAACTTATAAGAACCCGGGTCTTCCCGCTCACAATTACACTCTCCGCTGTTATTTAGAACTTCTCAAAGTTGCGACAATTGAAGATGGAAAAATGTCGTGTTATTTTGCTTAAATTATTATCTTATATAATTATATAAAAATGAATTGGTTGGTGAAAATATTTTGGGATTATTTTCCTTGTGAAAAATGTAAGTACAAAAAAGAAGTGAATAAAGAATTGATTATTTTGGTTAATGACCTTTTAAAGACTCAAAATGAGATTCTTAAATATATTGATTTGAGAACAAAGAAAAAGTGTCTGGGATAGAAACCCGAATTTATTCGCATAAAACATATCTTCTTTTTTTTTGTCTAAAAAATGAATTCTATCCCAGACACTTTTTTTTTCGTTTTATTTTAAAATTAAAAATCTATTCTTATATTATAAATATGAAAATAGTTTCAAAAAACATCTCCGAAGAGATTCAAAAATCAAGGCCTCAATTGAAGACCTCAACAATTAAACAATATGAACAGAACCTCAACAAATTAAAAAAAATGTTTGATACTGACAATTATGATTTCTTATCTGATACGGATGAAGTCATGGAAAAGATTGGTGTCTTACATTATACAACTCAAAGAAATTTCTTGAACGCGATAATTGTTCTTTTATTGGCTTTGAATCATGATGAAAAATATGATAAACTTGTTGAAGAATATGGAAAAATAAGAGATGGATTTAATACTAAATATGAAGAAGAACAACAATCGGGAGTTATTTCAGATAAACAATCAAAGAACTTTGCAACCACCGAAGAAATAACTGAAATGATAAATCAAATGGGAGTTGATTTAAAACCTATTAAAAAAAAGACTGTTGATCAATTAACAAAAAAAGAAAAGAATCTTCTTCAAGCCTATGTCTTATTTACAATTTATTCAAAATATCCCATGAGGAACGATGTCAGCATGATGTCCGCCATTTCCAAGAGAGAATTTAATAAACTAACAACAAAAGAAAAAGAAGATAATAATTATTTAGTGATTCACAAAGGTGGAATGTTTTTTGTACTAAATAAATATAAGACATCAAAAAAATATGAAGAATTAAGAATTGAAATTGAAGATAAGAATGTTAAGAAATTATTAAGATATTATATTAAGATGAATGGAATGGGAATTCTTTTCAAAAGTTCAACTGGAAAGCCACTGACCAGAATTGAAATTTCAAAGACTCTTTTGAAATTCTCTGAAAGATACATGGGAAAGCGTGTCTCTTCAACGCTTCTTCGTAAGGCTTACTTATCCGGAAAGTATGGTGGCGATGGTGGTCTTAAAGACCAGTTAGAAGAATTAAAGAAAGATAATAAAATGATGGGCCACAGTCAAGAAGTTGCACTTGATACATATGTAAAAGAA